AAACGTACTGTAGACTTTAATACATGCATATCATCAGTAGTTTGTTGGTTAATATCATATATGTTATAACGTTTATTTATGTATTGATAGATAGCCTTATTGAAAAAATAATTAAAATCCTCTAATAATAAACTAGGATGCTATACTTTATTTAATTCTACGAGAACACCTTCGTAAATTTGGCGAACCGTCATTCTATAAACGTTTTAGTTCATTTATTATTTCTTATCTTTCTTATTTGTACTCTCAGCAATGTCTTCTGCTGGATACAAATCTGGATATGTATCTTTCTTAATTAGAGAAAGTAATTTTTGGTTTCTTGGTTGTTTCATCCAAGTAATTACTGCTGAATCAGTAGCACCTAAACTAATGTTATCAGCATACATAAATACTTTATCTTTAACATAGATTACATTTTTATCTCTAGCATCAATAAGAAGTAATCTAAGATTAGTATCACTTCCTGTGTAAACATCAATAATTCTTTGCGGATCTTTCTCAGCAATACGTAATAAGAAATCTTCAACATCTGCTGCAGAAGCATTTACCATTTTCTTACCCAATAGCTTAGCTTTAGTAAGTAAACCTTCAAAACCACGGTCATCTGTAAGAATGAAGTTTTCAGCTTTGTTACGAAGTTTACGAGTAGAAACTCTTTTATTTACTTCAGCATCTGGCTTATAAACATAAAGTTCAGCAACTCCATAACGTTGTACTTTTGAATTTTTATTTGGAGTACCATCAATTAGATAGTTACCTTTAGCGTCTTTAGCATATCGGTCTTCAGCAATAAGAGGACAATGCTTAATAGCTTCCCATTCTTTAGCTTGGTATTCATCATTTAAATTAAATGTTGTACCATCTTCAATAGTAAACGTTTCATTTTCAGCAATAAAGTACTTACCACTATTTCGCTCTTCATCTGTTAAAATCATATCGCCTTGAGAATTCACACGTTTTACACATGCAGGAAGTCTGCCAGTTTTTGGATCTTTACTTGGTTGAATTAGATATTTCTATCCTACTTTACCATAAACACTACGAAGGATTATAACCTCATTATCATTACTATTACTCATATTAATTCATTATTATATATAAATAAGTAAGGGAGGTATTAGGCTCCCTTACTATATCTAGTTTTTTAAAATAATCTATATTTAATCATTATTAAATTTCACGAAGGATGAAACTTCTATAAGGATTAAATACAGCGACACCACTGTAACCCCAGTTGATAATCTTAGATGCTGCAACAGGACTTGATACAATACCTGAGCTTAGACCATCCATACCACCAACACCTGGATATTTATTTGTAATAAAGTCTCCACCTTTCAAAGTAAACATTTGAATTGGAGGTTGATTACCTGTAGCGTCTGCTGTTAAATCAAGGCATAAGCAGTATGCCTTTTCAAAGCCATATTCACGAGAGAAGGTTCTATCAACCTTAAATGAGATTTGATTACCACCAAACTCATAAGTCTAGAATGTAGCACCTACATCTACGTAACCATTAGCTTGTTTAGAATAGAGATAAGTTCCTTCAGTTTTAAACTCAGCAAGATACTTACCAAGAACTTTCTGAACTAAGAACCACATTCTCTCGTTACAGATAAATACAAATTTATTACCTGTAGGCTGCTCTGCTTTCTCAACAAGCATTGCAAGTGCTGTAGTAAATACATCTACAGTAAGTTTAGCAAATGCATACTTAGAAGCAAAGCGTTCTACCTGAGGAATGATGCCATCTCCAATATAAATAGGTCTACCAGTATCCAAAAGACCTTTAATAGCTTTATGTTACCATAAAGATTAGACTATATCTTTAACTTACTCTAAATATTTAAATGTGTATCCTCCTGAAGATTTTCTTTTTCCTGATAATACATGCTTACATCCAGAAAAATCTTTATGACAAGCAGTAACTGTATCATAAATTTTAACTAATTCTCCAGAAAGTGTATATTGTGCAACTTTTCTTGCCTTTCCAGATGTATTTTTACTTATATCTGGCATACTAGGCAATTTTTCTAAAGCCCATTGAAATCCTCCAGCAGTATGTCCTAATTTTATTGCAGTATTTATTGCAATTTTTTTATGTAGTATTTTACAAGCTTCTGCTTGGTTAGAATATTCTGCAATAAATTCTCCTTTTAGTGAGTATTGATAAACTGCTCTATTTTTAAGACTTTCAGATTTAGCTATAGAAAATTGGGATTGAAACTCATAAGAAAAATATTTATTATTTACTAAATACCCTAATTTAATGCCTCTAATAATGTTAGAAGTAGAATTATTTAATACTCTGGCAGCATCAGAAATACTTTCATAACAGCAATCATATTCTCCAGTAGAAGAATATTGAAATACAGGAATTTTATTATCTTCAGTTTTAAAGTCTTCTAAATTTAATTTATTAACTTTTGTTTCTGACCAAAAAAATCCTGCAGATTTTACTTTTTCCTTTATAGCTCTTTTTATAGTAGTAAATCCTCTTCCAACTTCTATAGCTGCTTTTTGCTGAGATTCATACTCTTTTATAAAGTTACCTTGTAAATCATATTGATAACAGGGTTTTGCATTAAGTACTAAATCTCCTCCACGTCCTCCAATTACTTCATTATAAACATCTTTTCTACTAAGATATTCCTTATTAACTAATTGGGCTTCTAAGTCATAAGCATCTTCATCATTATCAAATACTTTAATTATTATTCTTTTGAAATTTTTCGGACCATATTTTTTAACCGCATATTGAAAGTGTGTTTTTGGGTTTGCATAAGAACTAGGTTGTGATACATATACTCCACATCCTATATACCCATCAAAATCTAAAGAATCATTAGTTTGATGCACTCCAATATAGATTTTCTTATTTATTAAATTTGTTGTGCAATATACAATATATTTCATAAGTTATTTACCATTTCGATTATTTATTGATAATCTACGCTTTGCAGCTAGTCGTTGAACCTTACTAAGTGTTACTCTAAAGCCTACTTATCTTAGTCTTGGCTGCTGATTGTCCCTGTGGGAGTTCCCAGCAATTAAGTAAATTTTATAATGTAGCTCACGCTACAAGACCCCAATACTGGATTTTATTATGTTTAGGGTCTACAATAGTAGGCTTACCATTTACATCAACATTACATTTGTTGAAAAGTAAACCATTATTACGAACATACAAGAAGCTATCAAGAAGAGTCTTCTCTTTCTTATCCATCTTGTAAATCTTCTCTGTTAAATTACCTTGGTCTTTACCCTCAGCAATAGAGATAAATGTGTTTTCAAATACTGCATATTGTGCAGAATAGCTATCGTCAACACGGTGTGTTGTTATGTAATTACGATGTTTTTCGATGTTACTCTAATATTTGACGTAGCCTTCCTCATGCATCTCAGGCATGGCATTTGACTAAAATCTTGTAGTATCGCCAATCTAGCAGCCACTTAAATCAAGTACAGAGCTATAATCGTTATCAATTAAACGAACCTGTACCTCCCAATAGTCATCAGCTTTACGAATAGGGCGAGCTACCACCATACATTGCTGCATAGTTTTATCAATCTTAAAGATATCATACTTCTCATAATATCTTTCTCTGAATGCCATAGTGATTTCACTACCATTAGCACCATCACCAACTGGAACATCCGCAAACTCAATTCGTTTAATATAGTTTGTTTCAACTTCCCATTCAAAGTACATTGCATCAATAGATTGATATCTATTGTTTGATTTCTTATCCTGATAGAAGATATTCTTCAAAGATTCTGTTAAATACGAAGCTGTCAAATCAGGATAAAGTCTTGATACAATACCAAGTTTATAAGGTTTTGTACCAAGGAATTTGTAAAAGTCTTCATAGGTTCTAGTATCACCCATTGAAGAACGATTAGTCACGAAATTTGCTACTAACATAATAATATAAATTTAAAGTTATTAATCTAAATCGTTTATAGTTTTATAAACTTTTTGTTGACTAAATTGCTATTTAGTCGTTGGTTTTTGAACAACAACTTTTCTCTATTGAGTAGGTTGCTGCTAAGCTTGCAAACCAGCCTAATAACCAGCTTGTCTAGCTTTAGTAATCTCTTGATTATAATACTGTGTTACATCATCTAAAGCCTATCTACCCTTTAAAGCAAACCATGCTACTCGTACTAAAGTATCTGGGTCTTCTAGAGCCTTACCTAAAAAGTTTTTACCTGCTTTATCTCTACCTAGAATAAATGTTGCTAAATCTTGTCTATCTGCATCTTCTAGTTCAATTCCTAAGCCATTTACATCATTCATAGAATTAATACTATCTACAATGCTGTTGGCATACTGACGATATTGCTCTTGATATTCAGCTTCTTGTTCAGCTTCATATTGCTGAGCTTTCTAGTCTTCTAAAGTTTTATATTCTTTACGAATACCAGAAATTTGCTTATTATACAAATCAGGATTCTGTTTAGCTGAAGTAAGTGCCTCTGTTATTTCTTCATCAGTAATATCATCG